CTCAACAAATTTTGCATAATTTTCAACACTCAAACTACTCCGCGCTTGCTCCCGCCAACCCTGCATAAATTCCTTAAATACTTCAAAGGCATGCCAGTCATTTTTGCAATTAAACGCTATTAATTTGGCTAGCATGCGTGTAACTAAAGGGTACATGCCAATGGGACTATAAACAAAGTGACAAAATTCGGGGAATTGACGAACAATAGATGGTTTAACCTTAATTCTATGCATAATTACTGCTTCATGTGTTATGCGAACCGTTTCAGATTTTAAAGCTACTATAGCATCATCACCTTTAAACTGACCATGAGTAACATCAGCACAATCAACCATCATAAATGTGATAAACATACTTAAAACTGTGTTAAGCATTAAAGTCCACGCTAAACCACTTGACAACAAATAATTTGCAGTTGCTTTTAATCTTTTTTCTTTATTACCAGTTTTCCATTCTTGGGAGCACAAATCCATTATTTCAAACAAATGTTCAGAATTTATTTCCATTCCGTGCATACTGCTTAATTTTTGAAATAACTTACAGAATAATTTCAAAGTAAACGGTGAGTGACAAGCATCCATTTGTGTTACATCATTCAATAAATATGCAGGTGCGTCTTGCATTTTCTCAGTAAAATGTTGCCTGGAGACTTCGTTATTCCAACCATCAACTGTTAGCAATAAAAAGTCCTCACTAATACAAGTCTTTATTAAAAAGCCCATAAATCTTGCAATTAATCCATAATATAGAGAATACATACTGTGATTAGAGTTGACACTTTGCCCACCTTTCAACTTAAGGATAGCAGGCTCACCAAAAACTTCTTCCAATTTATGTTGATCCTTGACAATAAAGTCACTTAAACATGGATTAGTATTTTCAAAGTTATTAACAACTATTCTATTTACTCCTCCTTTTTTTTCTGTTTGCTTGATAAAAAACATAAACCAAGCTTCATCGAGAATATTTGCTACTTCAGTTGTGAATTCTATTTGTTCTCTCTTTATTTTATTAAAAACTCTGTCCACAAATTTCTCTAAATGAACTTCAAATTCATTGTAACTACCATAAAATCTCTGCATGCTTTTCATAAATACACCAAAACTGGGGTAAGAAGGAACTTCAAATCTCTCACAAATTGTTAAAGTATTCCAGTAATCAGAACTACTCCTATGCTTAATTCCAAACATTGCATTAGAAAATGCCAAATTTTGCCGAACTACTGGCTTAAAATTAAGATTCGCGAGATCAACACTACATTTTTCAAGTTTTGGTATATAAACGTGGTACTTATCAATATGCTTTTGTTGAGGGATTGGCCAATAACAATTATGAAAATAACTAAGATGCTCTATAATATCAAAAAAAAGTCCTCTATAAACAGGTCTACTACTTATCCTAGTGTAATGTGAGTTATTTAAAAGATAAGGATTATACATCTTAAAACAACGCTTGCCTATCGATAAATTAGTGACACCGAAATTACCAGTTGCTTCTCCAACTCTGACGAAATTCCCATCAGTGACGACATCATACAACTTTTCAATGTCAGCCATTCTTGAACATTTATTGAGCCTTTTATCACAGGAATCCTTCAAAACTAAAACAGCGGGATTATTAACTGTCACATCTCTATTATGAATAAAATCTTTCATCATTCGCTTTGATGTAAGAGCATTTGCACCAAACTTTCGTATTTGCTCTAAAACTTTTTGTGGCAAATCTTCACCATTAAAATCAACGAAAACTGTATTTAAAGAGAATTCAACAAAATCATCCTCAAAATTATCAACTTCAAAATTTCCGCGGACCAGTAACAGGAATAAACACCTCGCCACAAGTCTTGCCACATACATTGGCGATCCAACAATATGCTCAAAATCAATCAACAAACTCAATCTGGCATGGTTTCGCAGTAAAAAGCTTACAATTAGAACAATTAATGTAAAAGGTTTATAAGTAACAATTAGAGCTAACCAAAACAACTTTAAAACTTTATTTAAAGTTGGATCAATATCATAAGATACCC